ATATGTGTTTAATAAATATGGCGAACTAATTGGACACTTAGAGGAGGAAGCATGAGACAGAAATACGTAAAAGTACATTGGGAAACTGAAGAACTTGATAGATATTACAGAAAAAATCACTATCCTGAAAAAGTTTGGAAGGACAACGAAGGCATGCCATTTGGTATTTATCTTATAGATGAGGATGATTTTGGTTCTATCGACTATGTAGAATGGTTTCGTACCGAAGAAGAAAGAGATAAAGAATTTAACGAATTAATTAAGGAGGAAGCATGAATAAATTAACAATAGATGAAGTAGCCGATTTACTCGGTTGTTCAGACATACCTTCAAAAGTAGATTATCGCATTACAGAATGCGCCACTAAAGGCGTTGCCGCCATAGTTTACTTTTACGAAGAACCACTAAACAAAGAAAATCAGAAAACTACACTTTAAGGAGGAAGCATTATGAAACGAAGCGAATTAGTTATTGAATTGTCTTATAGACTCTCAGATGAATCTGATTATGAAGATTATCTTTTTGATAAACTACAAGACCTTTTGGATTTCGTGAGGGAAAAGGAGGAAGTATGACTCAATATAAATCGGAAGTCGAACAACAAGCAATTCTATTAGAACTTGAAGCTTGGGCAAAAGAAACTAAGTCTTACCATTTTCATAACCTTTCTAATCTTTGGTATGACGATAGACCACAAGATACAAAAGATGGCAAATATGTTGCAGATACCATTTATAATAATGGGCTAGTGGAAAGAGTCTTGGAAAATAGTAAAGTCGTTATCATGGGCAAAAAACTATCTACTCAGGATCTGTTAGAAAAATATTTAAAAGGAGAATAATAATGTTAAACAAAAAAAAGAATTTAACTTTTCAAGGCTATGATGAAATCCTGGCTCAGGTTAGAGGTATCATTGAAAGACATTCTACTTCGCCAGAACAATATGATGTTTTAATGCAACAAATAGATAATCTTGAAGTTGAGATTGAAGCTATGCTAGATCGCAATAGCCATTTTGAAGAATAACACGCAAGTCCTATCAAGTTGATGTTTCGATTACTTGATAGGCACTCGCACAACAAAGGAGAAATAATATGAATAAATCAAAACACTTAGACATGGTAGATGTCGAAGCCTTTTTAAATCATTACGATTATTGGGGTGGCGATGGTTGGGTATCTGAAATACTAAACAATAACATTGACCTAGAACTTATGAGAGAAGCAGTTATAAAACTTTCGCAAGGCAAGGAAGCTGAATGTCAATCTTTGGTAGATGATATGTTTATTGAAAAATGGTGGGATAGGGAGGAAGCATGAAGAAATCAGAAATACCAGAATATTATACTTTAGCTAACTTGTCGTCAGATAAGGATTTTAATGAGATATGTAAATTATGTTGGAAAGCATTTCAAAAACAATATGGTAAATTTCCTGATGATTACGAATTACAAGTAAGAGTTTATACAAATAAAAAAGAAACATGAAAGTCCTAAGTCTCTTTGATGGTATGAGTTGTGGTCAAATCGCACTTGATCGACTAGGTATTGAAGTAGATACCTACTACGCAAGTGAGATAGACAAATACGCAATCGCAGTTGCCAAAGAAAACTATCCAGACACCATTCATGTGGGCGATATCACGCAGTTGGATCCCAAAGATTTCCAAGACATAGATTTAATTTTAGCTGGTAGTCCATGTCAGGGATTTAGTTTTGCCGGTAAACAACTGGCTTTTGATGATCCTCGTTCAGCTTTGTTCTTTGAGTTCATTCGTTTGCTCAAAGCCATCAAGCCTAAATACTTTCTCTTGGAGAATGTCAGAATGAAACAACAATACATTGATGTGATTACGCAACAAGTCTCCGAATGTTATCCAGATCATGAAGGCAACGACTTATTCGATAGCAAAATTGAACCCATCTTAATTAACTCAGCTCTGCTCTCAGCACAATCCAGACAACGCTTGTATTGGACTAACATCCTAGGGATAACGCAACCAGCAGATCGAGGTATTGTTTTGCGTGATATTTTGGAAGATGATTTTGATAGCGAAAGAGATAAGTCTTATTGCATTGACGCAAACTATTACAAGGGCGCAAATGTTGAACAGTACCAAAAAAAATCCAGAAGACAGTTAGTTAATAAACCCATCAAAGTAGGCATGAATGTTGAAGAAGTCAAAGTTAGAAAACACGAGGTTGATATACCTAGATTACAAAAATGTATCTTATCTCACTACCAGAAATCAACCAAAGACAAGAAGCAAATAGCCCAAGAACTAAATGACAAATACTCTACTGTTGAACATTACTTTCGTAAACTTGGCAGCGAGTTCTTTTCTATCCCTTCAGAGGATCATTGGCCACAATTAAAAAAAATACTCAACATAAAAACTACCAAATTTGACAAACAAATCATGGAGTTTGAGTATCGTGATGGTGTGTTTGAAACCAAACAAAGAGTTTATAGTGATCAAGGCAAAGCTCCTACTCTAACTGCTTCTAACAAAGAACAGATGATTGAAACTTCTACATCAGATAACGGAATAACTAACATAAAAAAAGGAACAAGTGGTAAGTCTTGGTTTTTTGAGCAACAAACTTATAGTAAGGATAGTAAAAAAACTAGGTCCTTAAAAGCTGGTGGTGGTAGTGGCAACATACCAAAAGTATTAGAAACCAAACCAAAACAAGTTGGTGTAGCATCTGATATCAATGGTCATGATATTTTGAAAAGAGTTTATTCGCCAGAAGGAAAGTCACCTACTTTAAATACTATGGGTGGTGGCAATCGTGAGCCTAAAGTTGTAAGGGGTGGCGCTTTTCGTGGCAGAGCTTACGATCAAGATGGTAAACGCATGGATAAAGACGGTGTATCTGTTGCAAATAAAACAACACAGATGCTTGAATTAAGAAAAGATCATAAATCTAATGCAATAACTACAGTTGGTAAAGATAGTGTAGCAGTTAATGAAGACCTAACATGGCGTAAGCTCACACCTTTAGAATGCGAACGCTTACAAACCGTACCCGATAATTACACAGCTTCAGTCAGCAATACTCAGCGTTACAAAATGCTCGGTAATGGTTGGACAGTTGAGGTAATATGTCACATCTTAAAAAACATGGAGAACTAATATGAATATAGTAGACGCAATCGAATTACTCGAACACAAACTTTTTGACCAAGGCAGATCCGAACAATACACTGCTTACGACAAACTAATTGATGATGCCTGGGATTTACTCAAAAGCAAACTTGATTTAACTGATGATGAGTTCAATCAAATCTTTGCTCAAAGCAGTTACTATCGACCTGAAGTAACGAAGATACTACGCAAGAAAAATATTACCCAAGATCCTGATCTTCCTGATCCTGATGTTGGTTGCTAACTTCCTTGAGATTAACTACTTCGCCTTCGATAACTCGCACTTGGTTTTGTTCTAGGAGTTCATTCAAACGTTGTTCCAATTGTTCTCGACTCATGCTGTCGATCTTACCAAATCGCACTTCTTTTCTATCCACCATTAAACCTCCTAGTTTAGCTCGTGCGATTTCGGCGTTGACTGCTGGACCGTAAGAACCATCAGCCGCAGCGGCATCCCTAATTACTGCTAATTTTCTAGCCACATTCTCAAAATTAATATCATACTTCTTACGTTGCAACGCTTTCATCTGTTGGATTCTTTCCTGAACATGAGCGTATTCTGGATTGTTCATCATCCGACTGGCGATTACTTCTGGATTTTTAAACCCAGCTCGATGAGCACAATCGGTTTGCGTTAGGTCTTGATACACCATGAGATTAACAAAGACCTCTTGCATCTTAGTCAGTTTCTTTTTTCTAGCCATTATTTAATTTTACTCCACGTCTGTGCAATTCGTTAAGCAATTTATTTTTATGTTTCTTTTTACCTTCTGCCAATTCTTTCTGGATTTCTTCAGTCGTTGCTTGTTTCAAGTAATAATGTTTCCAACGCCACATCCTAGTCGGTCTACCATTACCATCCTTGATGTATTCTTTCTCTGAAGGTTTTATTTTAGTAGGCATATTTTATCTCCTTTTTTATTTTTATTTTTTCTATTATAAGTGGGCTGAGAGGGGGTGGGGATGTGGGTTTACATACCCACTCATTCCCCTTCTTATAGAAGTGCACAACTGCACAACTGCACAGCCCAGTAAACATAAGGGTTTCAGAGCACGCTGTGCGCATGTGCAGGCATGTGCACTTGCACAACTGCACAACCATAAAGGTATTGATTTTATTGACTTTTTTCAGACACTGTGCAAAATCGCCAATCAGCCTTGCACAACCGTTTTTTCGTCTAATCATGACAAAAACACGACATCGCATCGTCCTCAAACATATCATCCATCACTGGGTTTTCAGCTTCCTTCAAGAGCTCCACATAAGGTGGGCGATCCGATCGGAAGGTTGCCCCAGTACCCTCGCCGATTCTATTTTCCTGGGCTATCCACCAAGTCGTTAGATCCGGACGTTCTTTAATTAATTTAGTCAAAGTCTTGCGCCCTTTTAAGAAACACAAATCACAATTGCCAGCCAATGTTTGTCCATCAATACTCGGCAAAGTTAGGTCAAAGTTTGCTTTCTGCCAAAACTCTAAGACATCTTTGACTGTATGTTTAGCGTCATACATGGGCATTAAATTACCCCAACGTTCTCGCTCAGAAGCATTTCTTGATGAGCTTACGCGTTTCGGTTCGTCGTAACGTAAACCTAAAACGTTATCCCAGTGCTCATAGCCTTGCATTTTCCACATGAAATCTTTCATGCGTCGAATTTTTAACTCAGCAGTGCAATATCTTGCCACTGGGTTGGGTAAATGATTTCGGCGTCCAAGTAAAGCCTCAAAAGGTTTGCCGTTTCTACTAGCAGTCTTATAAGTAACTTCTTTTGTGCGATAAAATGGGCGTTCATTAGCTGTTACTAACTCTAGCCAGTGTACTTTTACGTTCCAATGTTCGCTACAAGCTTGGACAAAGTCCAAAGTCTCAGGCATTTCTTTGCCAGTATTAGCGAAAGTCACGTAAATATCATCGGGTAGCGTGCCCCCGTGGGCATCGATAATTTGTTTCAACATGAACGCTGAAGTTCTACCCCCACTAAAGCTTATCAGTGCTGGACCTTCAATCTTGTACGGATTCATTGATGCGTTTGTAATGAGTTCTAATAAAATACTTTCTTATGATAGCAAATACCGTTAGCACTGCTACTTGGGTCGCTGAAATAATAAAGGCACTGTCAAAAGCTAAGAACAACATCGTTGCTAAGACCACATAAG